GTTAGACCACCATGCGGAACAGGCTCACCTTCGACAAACACTTTCGATTAACGAAGTTCAAGAAACTTTCACGAAATACCTTGGGGGCATTCGTGCATTATTGGATGCAATGCCAGCAAGTATCTGTTCGAGGGCAAACCCCAGCGACCCAGAATGCGCCAAGCAAGCCATCGAGGACGGAGTGAATCAAATCTTCTTGGCAATTCAAAAGGCAGAAGGGGCTTTCAAATGAACGACCCACTTGTGATTTTCCTTGGAATGTTTGCCTTGGCTTGTGTCCTTCTTTCAATGACAGAATGAAAACGCAATATAATCCGACTAAAATTGCCTTGGCCTATGCGCCCGGAACCAGCCATTGCAAGCTATATGAGCCGGGGATTACATCAGTCAATCCACAACTTTCCTTTAGGGTTGGGTCTTTCGATCCAAATTATCCCAAAACCGAGGAAGCGGTTGGCAGATATTGGATGGTTCATTTTCACCACGCAGTTGTAAGGGATAGGGTTGATTCGCAAGCATTACACGAACTCCTTATGATGATCCCAGAATTTAGGAGGCTTTGCGCTTTCGATGTTCCTCTTATGGAAGAATATTCCTATTGGGAAGAATAGCAATGAAGCGATCCCCACTTAAAAGAAAAAGCCCATTGAAAAGGGGTGGAAGGCTTCGGGCAGTCTCAAAGAAAAGAGCAAGGGAAAATCGGGCTTATACTTGGCTTCGAGAGTGGTACTTGGAGCAGAACCCTTCTTGCGAAATCTGCGGGAAAAAGGCAACCCAGATTCACCATAAGCGAGGGCGATTTGGGGCAAGGCTAAATGAAAAGGAATACTTCATGGCCGTCTGTATGAGTTGCCATAACTGGATTCATCACAACCCAATGGAAGCCTACGCCAAGGGCTATATGCTTTTGAGATGAATGAAAACACAATCCTTCATTCAAGAGCTATTCCTTCCAAGGAAGAAACTTTCCATTCCAGAATGGTGCGAGGCCAATCTTACCCTATCGGCTAGGGTTACAAACATACCCGGGCCTTATTCAACAACGCTAACGCCCTATGTGCGGGAGCCGCTGGAAGCATTTGGGAATGATTCAATCCGCAGGGTGACGCTTGTATGGGGGGCGCAGACATCCAAGACGACCACGATCCTTGCAGGATTGGCCTATAAAATAGCCGAAGCCCCCTGCCCCGCATTGTGGGTTATGCCTAGCGAAATGCTGGCGAGATCATTTTCAGAAACACGATGGCTTCCCCTTGTGGATGACTGCCCCGCCCTAGCGAAAGAAAAACCTGTCGATACAGACAAGATTAAGATTTTGGAACAGCATTTTCGCCGATCCTCCTTGTGGTTCACTGGGTCGAACTCACCCAGTAGTCTCGCATCTCGCAGTATTTCACTTCTCTGCTTGGACGAAGTGGATAAATTTTCCGATGGCTCCTCATCGAAAGAAGCCGGGGCGTTGCAGTTGGCCGAGGCCAGAGTTGCGACCTATCCCAACCACTTAATCATCTCAACCAGCACCCCTACCACAGCAGATTCAATTATTTGGGCGGAATGGCTGAAGGGCGATATGCGGTTCTATTTTGTTCCGTGTCCACATTGTAGCTACAAACAAAAGCTGATTTGGGAACAAGTAAAGTGGGATCAGTCGGCCAAGTTAAGCGATACGGAATGGGATTTTGGGCTGGTAAAATCATCTGCCTTTTATGAGTGCGTAGAGTGCAAGGGGCAGATTCGGGATGGCCAAAAGACAAAGATGCTTCGGGATGGGGAATGGATTACCACAAACCCAAAGGGCGAGCCGGGGCGCAGAAGCTACCACCTCAACGGCCTTTATGCCCCTTGGGTCACTTTCGGCTCTTTAGCTGTTAAATGGCTACAAGATAAAAACGGAATCTTGGGTTTGCAGGATTTTGTGAACCGCATCTTGGCGGAGCCTTGGCTGGAACACGAAACAGAGCGCATCGAAATAAAGGCCGGAGCCTACAAAATGGGCGAGGTTCGGATGGGAGAGTTTCCTGTTATGAGTTGCGATATTCAAGAAGCAGGGGGCTTTCACGCTTGGGCAATCGTTAGGGCTTGGGATAACGAAGGAAAATCTAGGCTTATTTGGGCGGGAAGGCTTGAAACTTGGGGCGACATCCAGGCCAAGGCCGAGGAATTTTCAGTCAAAGCCGCCGCCGTCTTTTGTGACTCTGGCGATCAAACTAGGGATGTTTATTTGAATTGTTGCAAGAACGGCTGGATAGCTTTAGTCGGCTCTGACAAATCGAGCTTCTCCGAGATTGTGGGCAATGCCAAGGTTCAACGCCCCTACGCCAGAATTGCCAATGGCGACCCATTCAGCGGAAAGCAAACCATGTCCAAGGATGGTTGGAAATGGAAACTATGCCCTGTTTGGCGTTGGTCGAACCCAGCGATCAAAGACATCCTTGCAAACTTCCTAAAAACAGAGGGATGGGTAGCGGAGGATACGCCCCTAGTGTACTTCGACCATATAAACAGCGAGGCAAAGGTTAAAGTCAAAAATCCAATGACAGGCAGAGAGCGAATGGTTTGGAAGCAAGTAGGAAAAAACAATCACTTAATGGACGCAGAGTGCATGAACATTGTGGGGGCGGCTTTGCATGGAAAGCTAAGAGTTACGGCCAGCGAGCTTGAGCAAGAAGAAATTGCAGAATAACTTTGACATAGGAGGGGATTTTTATGGCGCAGGGTTCTTTTGTTGGGCTTCCTGTTGCTACCCTAACTTCTTTGCGGGACAAGTTCGTTTCCTGTCTTGAGGCCATAGCGGTGGCGGGGGTGAGTTATAGCATCGGGGGAAGGTCTTTTAGCCGAGCCAATCTGACCGAAGTTCGCAACACCCTTGAGGAACTTAATTACGCCATCAATCTTGCCAACGGAACCAAGGTCATCAATACTTACGCAAAGTTCGGGCCGTGAAACAAAAAGCAGAATTGAATATGATTGATAAGGCAGTTGCCTTTTTCAATCCAAAGGGGGCGGTGGATCGCCTTGTTGCACGGCAAAAAATAAAGAACTTTGAATATGATGCCGTAAAATACTCAAGGGAGCGAAGGGGGCCGAGCCAGCTTTCCGGGGCGGAAGACTATCGCTCCAATTATGATCGGGTGGAGTTGATGAAAAGGGCGAGGGACTTGGCTGAGAATGTTGGCTTGGTTCGATCCCTCCTAATGAAGTTTGCCAGCCATGTCGCTTCAAATATTTCCTACCAAGCAAGGACGCAAAACCCGCAATCCAATTCTGAAATAGAATCCTATTGGACAAGCTGGTTCGATTCCTGTGATCTAAGCGGACGGCATTCTGGCTCAACGCTTATGCAGGTGGCCATTATGTCGATGTTGCGGGATGGGGATTTCCTTTTTGCGCTTGTCCGATCCGAGGGAGATTTGAAGTTGCAGGGGATCGAAGCAGACAGAGTTGGCGATCCATATAAGACTTATACAAGTCTTGAATTGATTGGGGGAATCCATATTGACCGAAACACAGGCGCACCCACGGCCTACGATATTTATAACAGGAGCATCGGGGATTTCTACACCTACCAAGCAACCATCGCCGCCAGCCAAGCCTTCCATCTTTTTGACCCTCTTCGGATTGACCAGTATCGAGGGATTACGGCTTTTCATACTGCCATCAACGACCAGCAGGATATTAGGGAAATTGAAAATAGCGAGAAGATGGCGGCTAAATATGCCTCTATGCAAGCGGCCATTGTCCGCAGAAACAACAACAACCCAGCCGACCTTTCAACCCTTACGGCCGATGAGAACTTCGACAACCAATCCATAAAGCTTGAGAGCGTGGAAGCGGGGAAGGTTTCATATCTTGAGCCGGGAGAAGATATTGTTTTCCCAGACGGCCCAAGCAGACCCAGCGGAGCGTTTGCGGAGTTTCACAAAATCCTCCTTCGGAATATCTGCATGGGCTTGGGCATTCCATATTCCTTTGCCGTTGATCCCTCTGCGATGTCCGGCCCGACTGCAC